GCTATACCGGCCCCAAGTACCTTCATCCTGAGTTGCGTACTTTGTCGTATCGTGTAGTATAATGTACTTACGTACAGCGTTGCAATGCATTGGAAGCTCCTGAGATAGTTGTCCGTACTTATGCCAGGTGTCTATAAAAAGTAGGTCTGTCTCTTCTATTACAACATCCAATACGTTTGCTTGTATAAAAGTAAAATCAACTTCAATTTCTTTTGCAGCTTGCTTGGCTAGTGAAATATTTGAAGATGTAAATAGATCATACGAAACTAACTGAGAAGGTTTTGCATGCAGGAAAGCCCAAGTAGATACTACTTCACGAACTCCCATCTCAGTTACATGATCACATTCAGCTGCATACTTATAAAGTGTAGGCAGATGTTCATGTATATCGGAAGGACTACTACAGTGTTCCTGGTATTTGTTTTCAGCTAGTGTCATAATGCTTTTATATAGAGTAAAAATATTCATACTTATTTTTTCCAGAACGAATAAATTCCTTTTTCTATTTCGTAATTCTCCCAAACAAATCTCTCTCGTTTGGGTTGGTGCTGAGCCCACTCCCACATCTTAATCAAACCTTCTTTAAGATCTGTTTTGTGCTGGAATCCTAGTAGCTCAACAGACTTGCTGTAGGTTGGGATAGCGTAATGTACCTCGTGGCGTTTCTCTAAATAAACTCTTTCAGCACCTCCAACAACTTCAGTTAGTATATCAGCTGCTTCGTTAATAGAATACTCTTGAATACCTCCTAAGTTAATAATCTGCTTGGAGGCTTCAGGGCGTACTGCAGCATTCCATAGAGGCTCTAAAGAATCATCGACATAACTAAATGCTCTCTTTTGAGTACCGTCTCCAAAAATAGTTACCGGCTGACCTTCCATATGATAGTACATCCAGATTCCAAGAACGTTGCGGTACTTATCCCAGATGTTTTGATTAGCACCGTAGACGTTATGAGGTCTGATAATACAGTAGTCAAGTCCGTGCTGTTCGTTTGCAATTTCAATATCATGCTCACAAGCTGCTTTAGCTACTCCGTAAGGATCGATAGGAGCTCGTCTCATATCTTCGTGGAAGATTCTTCCTTCACCGTACCCGTAAACTGCCATGGTAGAAGTGAATACTAGTCGCTCTACATCGTGCTTGATACATTCATTAACGATCCGAGCTGTAGCTACGAGATTATTCTTGTAATTGTAAGTCCGAATAAAAGGAGAGAGACCTTCTGCGGCATAGGCTGCAAAGTGAAAAACGTAATCTGGTTTATGAACTTCAAAGCAATTTTCGATAGGATGATTGACTAAATCCATCTGCCAGAACTCAACTTCTGGGTTAACGTTTTCTTTATATCCGCCGCTAAGATCGTCAATACCTACTACCTTGTAGCCGGGTTTATTTTTTATAATCCAATCTGCTAGTCTAGATCCTAGTAGGCCAGCTACACCTGTAATTAAAACAGTCTTGTTCATTTTTCAGCTATGCGTTTAAATATTCTATCGATATTGTTTTTGTTGGCTGCTCTACCTTCGTTAGCTTTGCGAAGCCTTTTTTCGTTAACAACCATTCTCTCAAGATTGGGTTTGCTTTTTTTAGTCTCTTCTAATCTAGCTCGATCGGCTTCTCCTATGTTGATATCGTTTCGGATAAGTTCCTCTAGCTGTTCAACAATAGAATTTTCGTCAAAGGTACGATGCTCTTCTAAATAAATATAAGACCTATTTTCTAGAGAGTCAACTAGTAGTTCAGTTATTTTTCCTTTTACTTCTTTAATTAAAAGCTTCTGGTGGCTAGCTTTTTCATCTAGGTTATCTTTCTCAAAGAAGTATAGCTTAATATTTTCAGTGATCAACCTATCCAAGTACGCACTCAGCGTATCTATATTAGTTATTCTCATACCCTATCCCCTCTACTGTTGATAACTGTTTGTAAAAATATTCTACTAAGCTCTGATTAGAGTACTGAGTAGTGTAAGCTCTTCGCATATTCTCTACTAAGTAGGGTTGAAGTTCTTTATAGTTCCTGAGGATGTGTTCGATCTTTTCTTCTACATCCGACCAATCGTACTTACAGGCAATATAGGTTTCATTATCCTGGTAGATAAACGGATAAGAATCTAGATGAGACATATCAGGTTTAAGAAGAATACTTCCAAAGCTTGCTGCTTCAATATCCCGTACTGCCATCTCTCCATATCCGATAGGAGCTGTTACAATCTTAGAGTTGTACATATTCTGGTAGAATTGCTCTTGAGAAATTTTTACTCCTTTTTCCCTCCTTGCAACCTTATAGGAAGTGCCTTCTAACTTCTCTAGTAACTCTTTGCGGTGGGTGTCGTAGTAAGGAGAAGTTAAATTTGTATACTCGTAATTTAAATTATCCCCCCAGCTAAACATACACGACACATCGTAAGGCTTGTCTGAAGAGTAATTATACCAGGTTGGGGTGATTGTAGAGAGCCAGTTTGTACCGCTTAGTTTAATCCTGTCCTTAACTTGATTAATAAAAGGTACTTTGTAATCCCCAGCACCCCAGTATGTTCTTCCATTAACCCAGCCCTGTTCGTATAGTGAGAGATCTTTGAGTAAAGTATTCTTAAATAAAACTTTTACCTCGGTTGCTTGGAGTACTTCAACTGTTCCTATTAGAGAATGTGAATCTTGTCCATCAAGCAGTAGAACATCCTTACCGAACTTTGATACAAACTCAATACCTTTCTCAACCGATTCGGCTAAACTTGCTTGCTTGTCTATGAAGCTTGCTTGAGCAATAAAAGCAAAATCGTACGAACTATCCTCGGTTGTAAACTCTATACCTACCTCTTTGAATAAGTCTTTAGCTCTCCAATATGGACGGAAAGCAATCTCATTGCGGTGTAGGTCAGGTTGTACTAACCGAATCTTTATCATAAAGTATCGTAGTAAGCGTTTTGTTTTTCTTGACGCTGGATTGTTTTAGGATGGAACAAGCACCATTCTTCCTGAGGGGGAAGCGGGGAAGCGGTCTTGAATCCTTCTAGGTATTCATGTACCTTGCTTACCCATTTAATATCTGAAGATCTTTTATAGATCCTCCATTGATAGTCTGGAAAGTTTACCCAGTCTCTTTCGTTAATAGCCCAGTTCCACTTCTGTACATGCTCTAGGGTTAGTCCTTCTACTGTGTTGATTCGAGGTACTAGTATAACATCTACCTGATTCATTTCAAGTAGAGCAGGGAGATGCTGCATTAGAAAACTGCTAGGCATCTCATCAGCATCAATCTGAAAAATATAATCTCCCAGGCAAGCTTCAGTCAAAGCATTCTTCATGTTAGCAAAGTGCCCGTCGAAGTGGTAACTAATGTACCGAAATGGAGCAAATGTATTCGTAGATAGACTTCTTAGATACTCATCTACTGCCTTAGTTCCATTATTGGAATCGTAAAAGATAATGATCTCATCCTCCTGCCTCTTGTTCTGAATTAGGAAAGGAAGCAGTCGTTGTATCTCTACAAGCTCATTACAAACCGTTACTGCGTAACTAATTTTCATTACATTTCGTAAAAGCCAATTACTTGTAATGCGTCCATAAAGTCTCTCTGTTCGAAGTTTTGAGCTCCTTTCATATCCATTTTATGAGTCTGCCCTTCAGGGTACTTGTGCTGTTCTTCTTTAAGAATCTCAACAGCTTTAACGGCTGCCCATCTCCAATTCTCTTTAGTACTGCCGTCGATAAACACCATTCCTTTACCAGGCAGTGTTACCGTAGCAGGCATCCATATATGATCGTCTTGATCTTTATGAAGAAGGTCTTTGTAGAGTTCTGGAGAGGATTCTAAGGCTTGAGTGACTGGCTGACTTCCTTCTGTCATAACAGTAGAGGTTGTAAAGCCACATCCCATACATAACCAGGTTGTTAGCTGTTCGTTGATGTGCTGTTCGTAGCAGGCATTAGAGCCGCATCTTTTACAGTCGGTTAACTTATCCATTTATTTTCTGTAATTTAGGTAGCTGTAATGTTGGTAGTTTAAGTTCAACTTGCTTAGGGAACTCAGGAAGATTACTTGAGAGAATTTGATCTAATTGCTCTGCCATCTTCTCCCAGCTAAAGTTTGTACGAGACTTATATCCCTGTCTCTTAGCTAGCTCTGCATACTTTTTATAGTTGTCAAATACCATACGTAAAGCAGCTCCTGTTTGTGTATCGTCTGGTGTAAACCATTGAGCTTCTTTTAATAACATTTTATCTATCACAGCACTCTTGTGTACGTTAGTCAGAGTACCGGTAACAAGATAAGTAAATTCTTTATCTAAGAAGTCGATATGCCCTGACCATCCTGAAGCTATGATAGGTTTATTCACAGCTGAGAATTCTAGAAGAGGTCTGCCAAATCCTTCTCCTTTAGTAAAGCTAACCATTGCTTTGACTTTAGGATGATTGTATAACATATTAACTTCTTCATCAGACATCTCTCCGTGAAGTAGGTAGATGTTAGGTAAAGTACCTTTAATACTCTTTCTAATATCGTCAATCTTTTTTAGTACTTGGTTTCTATCCAAGATAGAAGCGTTAGCAGATTGAGTCTTTAAGATTAAAGCAGGAGCGTCTTTTTTGTTCTTAAAACTTTCTAAGAAAGCTTTTACAAGGTATCCTACATTTTTTCTATCCTGTCCAAAGTCTCCTTGCAGCCAATGTCCTACAAAGAGGTAAGCAAAAGATTCTTCTACTGCAGAGAGGTTAAAAGTACTACTAGTAACAGGTTTATATTTTTCAATATCCAATCCTTCAAATAATACTTCAATAGGCTTCTGCAGTTCAATTGTACCTGTAGTCTTACCCTTATCTTGCACTTCAAACTTACTTCTCTCAAAAGTTTCTTTAGCATGCTGAGAGGATACTAATGTGAGGTTCATTCTATTACAGCCTTCAATCCAACTTGGATCACAAATTGTAGTTTCGATACCGGCTGTAACTCCTATGTTATACTTTCCAATAGGTTGGAACTCATTAGGTACTGTAATTTGAATCCAGATATCAGGTTGACCTGTAACGTTTGGTACAATCTTTGAAGCTAGATCATGCTCTGAATGGTCTTTTAGATATCCAAACCGAGTATTCCCCCAGCGTTGAGATAGAATATAGACATTATATTTACCTGTACTAATTAAGGCTTTAACAAAATCTCTAGAACGGCCTCCGTATCCAGAGTACGTATCAATTGGACAACTAACTAAAACTGTTGGCTTACTCATATACCATTGGGTGTTTTACATATTTAGTAGGAAGATCTTCAACCTTAATCACATCGTATCGGCTACGAGGTGTAAAGTTTTCAAATGTTTGATCGATAGATAGAATCACATTCTTGGACATATTCTTAGCAGACATCATTGCTTCGTCTGATGTTACCCATTCACGTCCGGCAAGTCCTTTCTGCTTTCTTTCTTCGGGAGACAATATGTAGATTCTTTCAAGGACATCAGCTACATCTCTGAAGTCGCATCTGTCATCGTGGATGTACGGAGTAGGTACCGAACCTACTAGTGAGATGTTGGAAGGGTAGACAGGCATAGCCCACTCTCCATGCTCTAGATAAGTACCCATGTGGTTGGAAGGTATTTCAAGCGAAGGAGTATACCACTGACCTTTATCATCTACAAATCTCATCTGGTCTTGCATACCACCGGTAACGTTACCAATGATCATAGTACCTGCCATCATAGATTCAGTCAAGCTTAAGCCCCATCCTTCATTAGAAGAGATGAGCATAGTAACATCTGCGAGGTTGTACAGCCAGTTCATCTGCTCGTGACCTAATCTGTCCTGAGAGAAGAATACATTAACGTAGCTCGGATCGCAAATAGCTTCTCTAACTGCGTAAAGATCTGTTCCGTTTTCATCTACAGGCTGGGTGTGCATAATTAGAGCACATTTCTTTGCTTTCTCTGGACCTACTTGATCACAGAACTGTCTGTAGGCTAGAATAACATCACCCGGTGATTTACGTCGGATGTTTCTAGAATTCCAGAACGCTACAAACTCAATATCTTTTCCTTCAAAGATGCTCTTTTTGAACTCCTGGTACTTGTCGTAATTCTTAGACTCAGGTGTAATAGGGAAGAAGTGCTCTTCGTTAATACCGTGAGGTACATAAGTAAGTACCTTACCTTTAGCAGCATCTTCTAGCACAAGCTCGTTAATATTCTTAGTCTGTTTTGAAATAGACATAAGAAGATCACAGCACTCGTAATAAGCTTTATTGTAAAGAGGGGTAGGGTAATCGTCCCAAATGTTTAAGTACAGGAGAGGCATTGTTGTTCTAAGCTCTCTTTCGATATCAAACAACCAAGCCCAGTATCTAGGATCGGTAAAGAGCATGATAGCGTCAGGCTTTTCAACTCTTAGAAGCTCTCTTACAACCTCGATAGTACCGTAGCCTGATGTTGCATATAGCTTCACTGAAGCATCTGTTATACCGGTCTGCTTGTTAACATCTTCTGAGAGATCAAAGGCTTTCTTTTCATCGGGATGCTTCATAGCACCTCCTAAGTTTACCCAATTGAAGTGATGTGATGTACCTACTACAATCTCTCTTGCCATAGTAGCGACTCCGGAATGGAGTCTTATATCATCACACAGCAGAAGAATCTTTTTTCGATCTTTCTGCTCAACATAACGAAATTTGTCTTGCATTATTTTAAGTTTATATCGTTCTGATTATGTACCTTGTCTCTAAACGTATCGTCTGTAAGATAGAAAAAAATAGCTCTATCTGCCAACTTTTGAAAAGAAAATTTATAGCGTACGCATTGAACTTTAAACTCATCGAATAACTGCTGTTCTACTCTAACGCTTGTCAGCTTTTTGTTGTCCATAGCCTTTATATGTTTATATACATATATAAATAGCTTGGAATTATAAAATGGCTGCGTTACAAAGAGGGCTTTTGTTAAACGGACAGAATCTACAGTTGTTTTTAGATGCATTCTTATTATAGTCTTTCTCAAGATATTCTCCTGTATCCGAAAATGCTTCTTCTACAAATCTATTTAAGCCGGACATCGCCTGACCTCGCTTAATCTTTCCTGAAGCAGGTCTGAATTGCTGTACTCTTTTGGGTACAAACTCTCCTCCTTCATAAATCTTTCTACGTACGATAAAGAATTCTACATCGATGTTCTCTACATCGGTATTGAATTGCTTGGCAAAGAACTCTTTGTAGAATAGTACCTGAGAGATCTTAGTATCGCTTTTCTTTTCGTAATCACTCCAACCCTTAGTCGAAGTCTTGATATCTAAGATCAAGTACTTACCTGTAACTTCATTGTAGAAGACCAGATCAAGATAGGCTTTGAAGTACAATCCAGTCTTAAGCTGCTGTACCAGCGGCACCTCTACTCCTACCAGGTAAGTTCCTTTTGTGCTAAAGTATATTGAACGTTTCTTTTTTAAGTAGTCCATTATGGCTACTCCGTCGTTGTGAAACTCTTGAAGCTCCTGAGGAGTTGTAAAGTCTTTGTGTCCGTTATTAAATCTTTCTTTCTTGTAAGTCTTCTTCATTCGGTCAATCAGATACTCTGATAGATCGATTTCAGTAGCAGCCTTTACCGATTGGTTGTAAAGTACATCCAACCAGTTCTGAGCTGTCTCGTGTAGAGCAGTTCCAAAGACTGTATGAATGCTAGGAGTATAAGGTGCTAGCTTTTTCGGATACGAAAGATACCACTGATGTGGACAAGTACTGTAGATTGAGTATTGACTGTAGGAGATGTTTTTGTTCTCCTTTGTGTCGTACTTCTCTACTTTGTATTCACGAACCAGGCTTACCTCCTTAGGGAGTTTCTTCTTAGCCATTTTACTTCTTCCACATACCTCGAGCCACTAACTGAGCAATGATGCCGTAGTTAGCCAGGTCTTGATAAGTATCCATTAAGGATTCATTCTGTACACTACGTCGATTAATCAGCAGATTCTTCCAGCGGTTAACCTTATCTGAGATTCGGTACCAGAGTCCGGTCAATGCAAAGCCAATTTCATCTTCGTTAGCAAGTTGAGTACCTGCAGTGATGTTATGCATTCCGTAATCTAAATGCTTCTTTGCAAAGAGCTCTAACTGCTCTGCTTGAATCTGAATGTAGCCGTAGTAAATGGTCGGGTATTCCTCCTTGAGGATCTCGACTGCGCCTCTTTCGTATATATTTTTATCTTCGCTCATAACCTTAATATACGAAAAAAGCCCCTGCGAAGCAAGGGCTCTTTAAACTTTTTATTCTTTTCTTTCTCCCTTGTGAGGATCTATTCGATCTAAGATCTTATTTAAGTCCCCTATATGGATAAAGCCAGACATCGAAGCGTTCTTAAGAGCACTTATAAGCTGAAGAATAATGAAAGGTACGATGATTGTTTCAGATAACCAACCGGTACCTGTAAAGCCTCTTTCGACCATCAGGATAACAGTTAGGAACATTACCCATACTGTTGTTCTTTGTAGTACTCTAACAGCTTTAAAGGTCTTAAAACCTTCTCTCTTGATTCCAGCAATGATGCCAAAAAATCCATCTACAAACACCACAGCAATTAGAGCAAGGTACTGCTCAAAGTTACCCATTGTCAGCTCTAGAAAATAAGAGCATCCGAATGAAAGAGAAGTGGTGATGGAGAGAAAGATGGCTGTTTGTTTCATTACTTTACGTACTCGA